CATTCTTTCTACGCAACTCATCTAAACGCGATAAGTAATATTCTCTAATTGCAATCCAAGCCGGAGAATTCGTATCTACTTTTGGTTTATCTATCATTTATTACCTTCAACGGTAGAGCCATCTGGCAATAAAATGTAAGTACCTTTCTTTTCATACTTTGAGAAATATTCTGCCAATTTCTCTGGTGATGTATTTTTCAAATTATGTTCAGATGGAATAAAAAGATTTTGATCCACTCCTCCACTTATCCATTTACCACCTTTCTCAAATTCATTTGAATACTGACTTTGGTCAGAAAATGTAATATGACTTGGCATTTTAAAAGTATCGGGATAATGAGCTTCCTCACCTTCGCGCGGTTTTACTTTACCTTCTTTTAACGCTTGTTCATATCCAGCATAATCATAATCTTTATTTGAAGGGGGAGCTTGTTTTTCACCAAGTGCTTCAGATACTAATTTTCCAACTTCCTTATTTGAAATTTCATCTTTATTTAAAATAGTTTCCAAAGCAGCTTTTACTTCTTTTTTATCGGGAGTTTCCTCACCGCTATAAGCGTTGCGTAAAAACATTATCGCACGGTCTTCCTCAGTAGGCGGAGATTGTTTTTCGGGAGGACGAGTTATGTATTCTTCCTCTTTACCGTAACCTTATTTAAAATCTTTTTCAATAGTATCTTCAGCCATGACTATCATTTTCTTTATCAATTTTATTTTTTAATAAATCCAATGTAGCTTGGGATGCTTTAGTTATAAACTTCTCACTAGGAATTAAACCTAATGCGTCCAGTGCTGCTTTTGAATAGTCTTTATCTTTAATGCTATTTGCCATATCGTCAGCAGATGTTGCAACATTCGCAACAGGGACGAAACTCAAAGCTGCGTCAATAACTGGATTCTCATACCGTGCTTTTCTCTGAGCATCATACGCTTCTTTTAATAATTCGGTAGGAGAAGCCTTGCTAACAGATTCCGGTAATACGCCATATTTATCATAAAATTCCATAGAGGATTTTATCAATTCATCTCTATTATTTTTACCGTCAATATCGGACAACTTATCTTTCACATAATCTTTGACTACATTGTAATTTTCAGCAGCTTGTTGTTTTAATTTTTCAACAAATGATTTCCCTTCGTAACCTTCTTTAAAGTTTTTTTCATCTTCATTATTTTTAATATCTTCAGCCATAACTACCTCTGATAAGCCTGCCCGTTAGGTGCGCGTCCTAACGGTTCTGTAGGCGGTGTAAGCACCTGTTTAGATAATTGGGTTTGTACGTTTAATTTCTGCGCTGTTTGCGCTAATTGCGCTTTGATTGTAGCAACACTAATTTGACTGGCTTGTGATAATTCCATAATCTTCATATCACGTTCCATTTGTTTCATTTCAATTTCGTGCTGACGATCTATTTCAGATTGTTGTGCTTTGAATTTCAACTCTTGCATAGCAAGGGTTTCTTTAACTTGCATCTCAGCCATATCGGTAGATTGCAAGAATTTAGCTTTATCCATCTCACCAGCCGCACGAACCTTAGCCACTTCAATTTGCCCTGCAACACGCGGGTCTTGTGGAGGACTTTGTTGTGCTTGTTGTTGCATTTGTTTGATTTCTTCTTCGCTAAATTTAAAGCGTTTACTATCAAGTTTTTGTGCTTTAAATGCTTCGTCAATCCATTTTGCAGGATTGATTTGAAATGCAGGATTCATTACAAGCGAACCCATTTGCATAATAGCCTGGTGTTGAGCATCACGTTCAAACAAAACAGTTGAACCACGAGCCTCAATATTAAAGTCGCCTTTCATTTGCTCATCACCATAGAGCATTATCCACTCGTAGTAACGAGTAATATGCGGAACAGTAACTCTATCATCAAAATTGCGAGCAATGTTTCTACGAATTGTACCGGCGTTATTTTGTAGCATTGTCATACCACCAACGGTATCAGGTGCGCTGCCTTGCTGTCCCTGTAGCATCATTGGTAAACCGGTAATATCTTCTGCCATTTTTAAAGCGTACTGAATAATCACCATTAAATCTTGTGTGATTATTGGGATTATAATTGAGCTTATTGCGCCTCGCGCATCTTGTATTGGCGAATCAGGGGATAATCTAAGCAATGCACCGCTACCAACCTCAACTAAACCACCGTCAGCCGATTCTACGCCATCTGCAATAATAGTTGTGGGTCTGCCGCCTTTACCTGCATTGTCGAGCAGATTACGAGTCGCTGCGTTGATAATGCGTTGTGGCTCTCTTACTTGACGCGCAACACCTGTGCCTGTCCATGTATCTCTCATGGGTTGCCATACCATGACATCAAAAGGAAATTCACCGCTTTCTAATGGATTTAAAGTTGCTTTAATAACGCGATTATTGACAATAACAACCACAACATCATAAGTATCGTCATCACTGTGCTGACAACCAGCAGCATCAAGCTCTTCTTTACTAGCTTCGCCATAGTAGTACCACACTTCAAATCTATCGCCATAAGTGTTTTTGTCACGCTTTCTTTCTAAATCGTCATCAGCACCCTCTTTAAGCACTAAATCAATTTGTGATTGAAGATAACCTTTTGCTGTACGCAATTTACGCAATTCTTTTTTTGTAATATAGTCGCGTTCCCAAACATAACTACCGGTATGAATGTCATCGCCGCAAGATGGATCAGGGTAAAAGTTTCGCACATCAATACGTTTTGATGATGGACGTATCTCAATAGCCTTAACATCTGCAATGCCTTCTGCTTGCACATTACCTTGTGGAGTAGGCATTTGTTTTTGAAATATTTTGTGTGTGGAGTTTTGCTCATCAATAACGGGGTAGCATCCCTTAATAACACCTGTGCCAAGAACAGCCGCATCACGCAATACTTTACGAACCTCACGATTCCAATGCGCTTCAACTAGCCAATCTTCAATTTGTTTTTGAGCTTCGTCTGATTTCTTTTTTGCGCTTTGCTTAATAGTATCTTCAAATTGCTCAATAGGCATTTGTTGATTTTTATACATGACAATACCAACATCAACTGGTTTTACATCAAGCAAATCCATTGTTGTTGGTTTAGGTGTGGGGCGCACTTCAAAGTTTGCATCATCAATAGGAAGTAGCATATCAGCAAGTGACATAGCCGCAATATCAGCGTATTGCTTGGTGATGTTCATAAACACGTTTGAGCCAGTTCGCTTTTTATTTGTACGCGAATAGCCACCACGATCTACAAGATTTTTAGTAATTGATGTACTGACTTCGCCACGATTAGCGTCATCAATCCCTTCGTAGTATTCACTATCTTGATCCCAAATTTCTTCAATGCCCGATTTTTTACGCGCTTGAATAGCCTTCTGTCTTTTGGACAAAAGTGCTTTTCCGAATCGGTCAAGTCTGTCAATTTTAGAATCATCCATCATTTAGTTCCAGTTAAAGGAGTTTGCGCTATCATCTCGACATGGCATAACATCATCTCGACGTTATTTAAATAATACCATTGATAGTTGTTTTTACAACATCAACGGCAATATCTTGTGGAATCTCACGGATATTTTCAACGTGTTTTGCTGTACCGATAATATCACCGTGTGAAATATCAGCCGCCGCTTCTGTTGCTTCATCAATTGCTTTCTTTGCACTAGCTTTAGCAACATGAACTATATCATCAAAAAATGTCATAATTATTTCCAGTTAATTTAGTATCCAGCACCGCTATCATGCGGTTGCCATCTTGATGCAGCGACGGGAGCGCGTCTTTCTTCATTAACTAAACTCTCAGCATTTACCGCTAAATACCGAAAGGCATCAGCACTATGGCTGTAAGTATCATGGAGTGGCGCACCTGCTTCATTTGTTCTTGGGTTAATGCTTCTGCGATAACGTTTTAAACATTCGAGCAATCTAATCGCATGAACCTTGTCAAAGTAACATTGTGAAAACATTAAACGAGCCGCTTTTATCCCTGATTCAATTGGCATATTAGGCGTAATTTTAACCTTGCGTCCAAATGCTTTTAAAAGCTCTTCTGTACTTTTACCCGTTTTAAAATCTTTAGCCCTGCCATCATGTGGCAAGTAGTCGTAGCCCCAATTATACGCCTTACTATTTAACAATCCAGCATAATAGTCAAGCGTTTTATGATCGTCCTCAATGCTCTCAATAATGCGTATTTCACTTCGCACTTTTTGCACTAATAAAATAGCCATTGAATCGTTCCAGCCTAAATCCCAAATGGCGTGTACTTTAAGTAATGGATCATAAGGAATGTTGCAAATCCTTCCCTGTATCGTTGTTGCACTTACTTCATTAGCATAGATTGCGCCTGTTACAGCACTGCGGCATTTGCCTAGCCATATATTAGCATAATCCTCTGGATTAGTTTTTTCGCAATGCACGCGCTCTAATTCAAGCTCTTTAGGAAAATACGGATTATCATTAAAGTTCATTTCAACAACGGTAGCACTTGGCGCAGGATTTAAAACAAATCTTGTATAGGTATCATCAGTATCTAAATCAGGGTTAAAACTTACCCATATTTCAGAATCATCTTTACGAATAGTAGGTATTAAAATATCCCAACTTTTCTTGCTCACTGTTTGAGCTTCTTCTACCCATACAATATCACAACCTTCAATTGACTTGATTGATTCAACTGTATGCTGTGCTAAACCAGCAAACATAAACAATGAACCGTTTATTCCGCGAATTTCTGTTTCTAGGACAGTAAAGAATTCACCTAATCCTAATCGCTGTATCTGATCTGATAAAAGCAAATGTACAGATTGCTTAATACTTTTTTGAATTTCGCGTGTACATAAAATACGCATAGGTTTTTGAGCCGCTAATATAACTAATGCTAATGCAAAGTTATAACTTTTTCCCGAACCCCTGCCTCCGTGTGCAACCTTATAGCGTTTTGGAGCAAACAGAAATTCAAGCGTGCTAGGAAAGTCTACTTTAAGGTTTTCATCCATTGGTTATCAATGTTTCAGATTTAATAAAGTTTAAAGTTATGCAAGGAAGGCTTACACCATCTTTACCCGCGTGTTCGATTTTATCAACAAACATACCTAAGTTTTTAGCAAGTAATTCGCTGGCTCGAATCCGCGCCTCTAATTTGATATTTTCACCATTCTCATCTTTATTGCTTCTAACAAGCGTTGACCAAAACTCTTGTATCTCAAAAATAGAAGCAATGTTAGCAGAATAGGTATCACGCATTTCAGAAATGATATTAGCGTGTAAGGAGGTAGCGTCCCCCATTTCAATCCATGCTGCTTTTACGGATTCAGTATTAAGAATAGCGCAAGCACTGACTGCTGCATTTTTTTCAGAATAACCTGCCGCAATTGCCGCCTTAGTGCCATCCTGCCCATTACCTAAGTAATGGGTCAAGAAAGAACGCTGCCTAGAATTTAGTTTGCTTAAAGCATCTAACTTCATATTACATCATTTGTGGCATAGCGGGTTTCCCCATAGGCGCATTAGATTCCTCACCACCGAATCCTTTTTCAAATAGTGATTGTGCGCTTGTATTATCGCCCGATTCAAAAAGTGATTTTGCCATTTGTAACGCCTCGTTAATATCACGCGCTTTTTGAACGCCTTCACCCATACCCTCACCCATGCCTTCTTGTGCGCCCATGCCACCTTCGGCATATTGCTCTTGGCTGTTTTCAGGCTCTACTGTGTATTGCCCTTGTGCATCGCGTGTAATTGTAACTGCTAATTCTTCCATCTTTGTTCCTTAGATAAACGGTGCTGTGAAATACAGCACCTTTTGGTTGTTACTAGCGTTGATTATACTGTGCGTTGTAATCAATAAGTAATTCTTTTTCGTCGCTCTCAAGTTCTTTTAGTAATACTCTATCACCTTCAAGTCTAGCGTCGTCTTGTTTTGTGCGTAACAATTTTACACGTTTAATAATTGACGTAGTGTCATCATAGAAATCAAGCATGGATTGGTGACGAGCTACAAATTTATCCGTTGTTGCTTCATCATCTAATTTTTCATACCTTTTAAACTTATCGTAAATCTCTTTAGCCTCTTTGCGTTGCGAGTTGTAAACTTGACGGTACGCATCAATCCCTGTTTCCTTAACGAAACTTGAAACAACAGGTAATTTATCAACACTCATTTCTGTAGAATTGATTGATGATGTGTAAATAGAATTTACAAATTTATAGGATTGCGTACCTATTGAGCCTGTCAACGCATTCAAAGTATATTTCATAGATTCTGGTGATACGTCGATTAAACCAGCCTCAACTTTTGTTCCGCCTGTCACTTTATTCATCCATTTAGCAAAGTCTGAGAATAACGTACCTCTCGTATTTGCCCATTCTTTCTCGCTATCTGGAATGCTAGTGTCATAAACATTCTCTGGATAAATAGGTTTGCCCCATCTGTTTCTATTATTGTAAATAGAATATGGAATACTGGTTATTGTTGGGATTGCGCCTGAAATTAAATCTCTATTATCCCACTCCCCTGAAACCATAGGGTTCACATAAGAGAAGTTATTAAAGAATGATGACATCAACTTATTCATTATTTTTTCTGTATCACCGCCCAATTGAATTCTAGCAATCGCAGTACCCAAATCTTTAAAGAATGACAATCCATAAGCCATTTTCCAGTTAGCCCTAATACCTTTTTCTTCATCTAGCGTTACGCTAATGAATCTGGTTTTTTCTGATTCTGATATTAAATCATCATCACCATCATCACCACCAAGCAAGGCGATTAAATACCCAATTGAGACGTAAGTAGCTAATAAGGCAGTAGCTTGTACTTTATGTTCCCCGCGTACGGCAGTATCAATTAAGTTTTCAGTACCTTGAATAGACGCATTTAAGAATAAATACAGTGCACCAAGTTCTCTGCCCACAATTCCGCGACGATTAAAGTTAATGGTTACATTGCGAGCAATTTTAGCGGCTTGCTGTGCTGATTTTCCATCGTCCATAGCTACTTTAAAGGTTGCTAAACGTGTAGCTGTTTCACTCACATCACCTAAGTATTTTAGAAAATTAACCAATTTGTTTTCTACAACCAGTAGCTTTAATCTATCTAATGGATACTCATAGAAATTGGTATTTTGCATTCTTGATTTTAAAACAGCCAAGTTCAACTCATCTGCTTTGTTTTCAATACTTGAAATAAATGCTGTCCCTGATTTACCACCATTATCAAGATAAAGTTTAATTGCATCGTTCCATTTTGTATTGCTGGTAGAACCTGTTGCCATGTATTTAGCAATCTGCAATGATGCCATTGGTGTTTTAGCAAGTACTATTGCTGCGTATTTGAATCCGTAACGCCCAGTATTAGTATATAACCCAACTGCTGGATCCACCATTACCCCGTTTGCAATAATGAATGCTGGGCTTAAAATAGTGTAAGCATGGCGCAAGAATCTATTAAACGCTGCCATGACTTTAAACATAGAGTAAATGTTTTCATCACCTAGCCTATTGAACGCCTGAACGAAAGCCTCATCATTAACTGTAATACTAACTTGTTTGCCATTTTTCCAATACGATATTTCTGTGTTTTGGTCATAAGGCTTTTTCATCAAAGTCACTTGCGGATTACCACCGACTTTGACAATTTTATATTCTTTTTTAGATTGCCCTGTTCGTTCTGTTTCAGCCTCAACGTATCGACGCGCATCTCTTAATGTGTCACGTTGTCCAATTTCACTGCCGTGAAAAGTCATTACATACTGTGCTTTGGCTTTGCCCATAATAGGCTGCATTGGCGTAACGTCTGTTTCCCACAGATCAACATCTGGATTATCTTTAATTAAATTGTAAAGCGTTGACTGAACGTAAATTTTAGAAGATCGAATGACAGCGCGTTCTAAATTCTGAACAATGTTTGCAACAATGTTACTTGCGCGTGACTGCCGCCCTAGCATTTTTCTATCGAATTTACCCGATATAGAAAAGCCTTGTCCTATATTTCCGCGACTAGATTTTTTAGCTTTGTTGCCTGTTTCTTCATCAATTTCTTCAAAGCCTTTTAATGGCACATGGTAGTCAGTCGAGTTATCCCATTCCTGCGCTTGTTCTGGTGAAATATCTCCTGACGCAACAAGGATGTTTTTAACCATGTTTTGAATGTTTTGCCAATCATCCGTTAACTTTTCAAACTCAGCATATTTATCACCCATTGTTTCTTTATATCTTTCAATGATAGCGGCTGATTCTGCATCTGTCATGCCGCTACCGCCTTCACCTAATTTACGGAATTTAGCATTGATAGACTGAATGTAAGCGTTTCTATCTGGCGCACTTTTAGCATAAAGAAGTAATCCAATTTCATCTTGGTTTACTTTCATTTTAGCCATTCTGTCGAACAGTGGTTGGATGTAACGCTCTTTAAGTTTTTCTACTTGATTAGCGGCAATATTACCCGCTGCTTCCATTGCAAGAGCAACATCATTACTTTCGTTGATAATGCCGCCTTGTTCCTTAACCCTATCCATTACGATACGAATTCTTAAAAGATCATCTTGAGCCCATTTACGAAAGGACTGAAACGAGGTTTCATTCGGGATATTAAATCTGCCTTGCGATTCATTATTGGATTTACTAACATCGGCAAACAACACGCCTTCATCACTTAGCATACTCCGCCCATTTGGCGAAATAGGATTTGTGTTTTTCAATAAATCATCAAGTGTTTTAATCACTGGTGAGTTTGTCGCAAATCCGAATGCTGATTTAACATGGTTGGAGAACTCTTTTAGCCAGTTCGCCACACGCAACATGAACCCACCTTTTGATTTAAAGCGTGCCATTAGCGCGTCCGAACCATTTACAGCCCAAAATTCCGAAGAATTTAACAAGCGATAAAGAGTTTGATTGTTATCAGGAATACCTTTGAGAATATCTATTGCACGCGATTGATCACCAGCTATCACTGCCTCAAGGTATTTTATTTCCTGTGTATCAGTTGCTTTCTTACGCGCTCCCAATACATGACGCATCCATTCTTTACGAATATCGTTTTGCAAATTGTCAGGCATCATCTTTTCTAAATGGTGCAACATTTCATGCACGGCGGTTGTATCGTTTGCACTACCTTTAATCAAGGTTATGATTCTACGCATGGCATCATAATAACCAACAGCATTGGCATTTTCTGATTGTGATTTGTTGGCAATTGAAATTCCCAAGTCGTCAAATAACGCTTCATTTTTCAAGACAAACCATTCTGCTATGTCAGCGGTTTCACTTGTAATATCGCCGTGACGCTTTGCTTCAAGCAATCGTTGGCGAATGAAGTCAGCACCGCGAACACGCTGTTTTTGTGCGCTTAGTATCGCCTTGTCATCCTTGTTTGATTCAAGTTTTCCGTGTAGCACTGCAAGGGTTTGTAATAGCTTATCTTGCGTAATTTCGCCTTTCTCAAACTTGTCAGTTAGTTTTTTAATCTCACTTGATACGTTAAGGCGTTCCGATTCTGAAATACGACGGTCTTGTGATTTACTAAAGCGGATGTCATTATTGCTCGAATCAAATGCGCCCGTGTTACCTATGGCGGATTTGATTTGATTTGGGTTAAACGAATTACCTTTAAGCACCACCTCACTAGGTGCACGCTTCAACGCAATGGTAGCCATATAAACCCAATCTTTCTCATCAAGTTTATTTGCCCATTTAATGAACGCTAATTTATCCGCGCCTTTATACTGTTTAGCAAAGTTACGAACCGCTTTTTTAAACCATGCCATAAAGCGTTGCGATAATTTCAACTCAGGGTGATTATCAATGACACGCGCAAGCGTTTCCTCGTTCAAGTCTTGAGCTTTTGTACCAGCACGCAATGCTTCTTTATAGGCAGCCTTGACCAGTGGATTTCTTTCACGCTTAGATTCAACATCGCTAAAAATAGCGTTAAGCTCCTCTTGATTCAATCCTAAACGCATCATGTGCGTACCGACTTCATGTAGGAACAAGCCTTTTAAGCTGCGATCTTTGCTGATGTTTTCAGGGACGAAATAGACTTTGTCGTCGGCAGGATTGTAGAACGCTTCGATTTTACCGTCTTTGCTGTATTTCGCTTCGATGGTTACATTGGCATCATCCACAATCCGCAACGCCTCCGCATTACTAATCGTTTCAAAACTCCCCGTTCCCCACAAACCATCAAACCAGCCTTTGCCATTCATATTATCCAAAATAGATTTGGCATCTGACATAAATGATTGTGTGGTATG